GGGTCGGTGCCGTCGGCGTTGTTGTAGTCCGCCTTGACGATCCGGCAGCCCAGCAGCGTGTGGGTGACCACCGGCATCTGCGCCTCCGCGAACTGGACCACGACCGGGAACCGCACCTCGCCATAGCCCTGCCCCGCCAGAAACCCCACGGCGTTCAGGCTGGCTCGGAACAGCTCCCAGGCGCGCAGGTACATCTCGAGCGTGCCGTCCGCGGTCTGCTTGCCGCGGGTGGTGCCGAGCTTCTGCGAGCGCGTCCCGTAGACGTCGGCGACGTCGAGGCCAGTCGAGTAGTTGATCGCGGTGAAGTCCACGATCTTGATCCCAGGCAGCCCCGCCTCGATGGAGGCGAAGCTGTAGAAGTTGCCCTGAATCAGCGGGTTTTGCAGCGGCATGGTGTCCCTTTCCTCAACCGATCGCGGGGTTGCTGAAGCCGATGCTGGTGGTGATGTGTTTGAGGTAGGCCTTCGGGATCACGCGCACCGTGACCGGCTGGGAGGCGCCCGCCAACAGGTTCGCGGTCCGTGACATCACCACCTGGGCCGACGAGGCCATGCCCGGCGCGATGAGGCCGGCCCTCAGCTGGCTGTTGACGTCGGCCTCGAAGCGCTGGGCTTCCTTCTCGTCGATGAACCCGTTGGGGCCGATCGTCACCTCCTGGTTCAGGTACGGCAGCTCGGCCTGGCGAGTGATCCGGCAGGCCGTGTCCATGACCCGGCGGTTCATGCCGTAGGTGAAGTCGGACCCGCCGGGCGCCATCATCCGGAAATTGGTGATGAAGTAGCCCTCTTTGCCCCGCTGCCTGGTGAGCGTGGTGAACCGCTGCTCGTCGAGGCCCGGCGTGGCGGCCTCGTTGCGGTAGAGCGAGGTGACCCCGGGCAAGGCGCCGCGGCCCACCCAGGCCGGATCCTCCTCCTGCGAGATGAGGGCGATCCGGGCCGCCACCACCCAGGCGCAGTTGCGCCGGTTGATCTTGGACGTGAGCGGCGAGACCACGGCAGCGTCTCCCGCGCAGACCGTGACCCGCTTGGAGACGTAGGAGGCGAAGGTGCTGATCAGCACGCTATCGGCCTCGGTCGTCGGGCACTCGGTGAGGGCGTAGGTGTACCGGAACGCCGTCTCCATTCCGGTCAACTTGGTGTCCACCGCGACCGCCAACGTGTAGGCGTTGGCCGCGCTGCTGGGCGCGCCCACGACGTGGATGTGATCCCACTCCGTGGCCTGGCCGCTGAGCACGTCCATCGCGCTGTTGACGTCGCTGACCGTGAAGGCCGCGGCCACCGAGGTGAAGCTGTAGGTGTCGCCGGCGGTGAAGGTCCCCGCGAAGGTCAACACCAATCCGGTGCCCGGGATCGCGTAGACCCCGCCGCCCGGGATGGCGATGATCGGCGAGACGCTGTTGGCGCCGTCGGTGCTGTACATGAAGGCGCCGACGCCGAGGCCGCCCGCGGTGTTGATCTGGACGATCGCATCGAAGGCGTCGGTCGGGGACGAGGCCTGCGTGACGGTCGGGCCACCGCCCGCGTTGGTCACGACGCCGTTGGTCCCGACCGTATAGGTCGCGTTGAGGACGTAGGTCCCCGCGGGGAACGTCAGGACGGTCAGGGTCCCGGGCACCAGGATCGTTGCGGCCGTCGGGACCGGCGCGCTATAGGCGCCGCCGTCCACACTGAACTGCACCTGCGACGTGGCCAGGATGCCCGCGGTCGAGATCTTGGCTACGATCACCCGGTCGGGCGCCAGGCTCACCGCCACGGTGCCGGTGCCGGGTCCCACGTGGGTTGTGCCGCCCCCGGTGCCGTTGACGCCCGCCGTGCCCGGCGTGGTGGGGCTCGCGGGGCAGGCATAGACGGGCCCCCCGGCGACGTTCAGCACTTGGCCGATGGCCTCGACCAGCGGTCCCGATCCGAGGTCGGCCGAGAGCTGGTTGATGTCGCTGTACCCCTTGACCGTGTTGGGCACGCCCTTGCTGCAGATCCCGATCTTGGCCGAGGCGCCGGCGACGTTTGGCGGGAGCGTGCCGAGCGCCCCGTCCTCGATCGTCATTGTGATCCCTGGTAGTGCCATCGTCTATTCCCCCGCCTGTTGACCTATTCGTTGACCTGTTGACCTACGGGCCCGCGCTTACTGGATCCCGACCTGCCCCGCCTCCATCACCGCGGCGTCGAACTCGGCCTCGGTCACCTCTTTGCCCTCGGGCCACAGCCTGTGAGCCTTGGCCTGGGTGTAGAGCACGAGCTTCGGGTTCTGCCGGGGCATCTGCACCTGCCGGCTGCCCATGCGCGCGGGCGTGGTGATGAGCGCGGGCAGCATCCCCTTGGCCGTGGCCCATTCCTCGATCGTCTTGATCGGGCCCGAGGCTTGCGCCTGGGGGCTGGTCTTCTCTTCTTCGTCGTCGCTGATCATGGCTGCGCGGCCTCCTTTAGCTGGGCGGATCGATGACGGGCACGAGCGGCCCGTCCGTGAAAGGCGCCGTCAATTCGCGGCGGTTGATCGGGATCAGGAACGACATCTCCTGCGTGACCAGGAAGCCGCGGCCGCTGAGCGCCTTGAGCGTCCAGGCGCCGGTCCCGGGCCGCACGGTCCAGCTGACCGCGGCGATGATCGCGTTGATCAGCTGCTCCTCGAGCTCCTCGACCGCAGCGATCGAGTCGCCCCAGATGTGCATCCGGACATTTTCGACCTTGGTCAGAAGCGAGCGCGGGGCGCCGTGGGACCCCTCGTAGGTGCGGGTCGATGGCTCCATGACGATCCGGTTCGAGGGATCGTTCTTGGCCAGCTCGTCGCGGCCGCCGACCCGGTACACCACGGTGGGCGGCAGCTGCGCCTTGATGGCGTCGAAGATGGCCGACAGGCTCACGGCGTCCTCCCGGAGAACAGCGCCTTGATCCGCAGATTCGCCTCGGCCCGGATCGCGGCGTCCCAGTAGGGGCCGATGTTGTCAACAGGCGGGATCATCATCCGCTGCGGGATCGTCACCGACTTGGCGAAGAAGCGTTTGCCGCCGACCTTCCAGGACAGGGCCCGCGCCCGCACGGGCCGGATGTTGGCCTTGCCGTACTGGTGCACGGGCGCGTACTGAGCCCCGATCACGAGCTCGAAGCCGTCGGGCCGTGGGACCACGGTCGCGGAGGCACGCATCCGGCCGGTCCGCAGCAGGGGCTTGCCGGCGCGCAGACGCAGCGGCTTCCAGGCATTGCCGTACGGGTCGCGGCTGTCCCGGAACTGGTCCATGAGCTGCTTGAGCGCGGCCACGCCCATGCCCTGGCAGAGCGAGGCCTGCCACTGGGGCGTGGCCACCAGGCTGACCCGCCCGATCAGCCTGGCCAGCCCGGTGAAGTCCCCCGACACGCCGGCCATCAGTCCCCCACAAACCCGCCGCGCGGGCCGTTGAGATCGAAGATGACTCCGTTGCCGTCGCCGCGGCTCGAGAAGCCCCGGGACGTGCCGGAGATGACCACCGGTCGGCGCGCGGCCTCGTTGACGTCGGGCGGGGCCGGCGTGGTGCCCACGGTGCCGTGCAAGGAGATGTCGCCGTCGCGCACACCCTCAAACCACTTGATCGCGTCTTTGTAGCGCGACTCGTAGATGTTGTCGGCGCCGTTCTCGGGCGCGTAGCCGACGCTCGAGAGCAGCAGGTAAGCGGCGATCCAGCTGACGTACATCGCGACGTCCGTCCCCACCGCCAGCAGTGGCAGCGTGAAGGGGTAGCCGTCGCGGTTGCTCAGATACCCGTCCGCCACGCGCGACGCTGCCTCGAGATCCCGGCTCACCATCTCTGGGGTGATCCCTTGGTCCTCGAGCAACGTCGGCCCGACCCCGAAATTTTCGAAGTCGGCTTCGGTGGCGTAGATGGTGACGGGCAACTACGTGGTCCCCTTCAGCGACGCTTTCGCGCGGCCTGGTCCTCGGACAGCACGCCCTCGGTGGACGCGCCTTCCCTGTGGCCGCCCTCGTGCGAGAGCACCGTCTTGGCCCCCTCGCCACCCTTGAGGCGCGCGTTTTCCTCTTTGAGGCGTGCGTTCTCGGCCACCAGGGCCGCGTGGTCCTGGGCCACGGTCAGCGGATCACCGGGGGCGCGGACCGTGAGGTGCGGATCCTTCTTCAGGATCTCGTAGGTGGCCTTGCCGATCCGAACGCCTTTGGTGGGATCGTGAGGCGGATCTTCGTCCTGGTCGAGGACCTCGACCGGCGTGGGGGCTCCGCTCGGCCACTTGCGCCCGGCCCGGTAGGAGCCGTCGTGGCCGGGCCGGGGGACGGCTTGGACGTGAAATTTCGTTGCCATGAATCTCGCCCTTTCTGTTGCCTGGGAAAAACCCCGCGGACACCGGCGCAACGGTCCACTTCGACCAGACGCCCCTTGCAGGGCGCCGGGAGGATGCCGAGGACCAGCACCGGCGTCCGCGAGAAAAGCTAGACCGTGACCGCTCGGATCGCGGTGAAGGGCAGGCCGTAGCCGGCCGCACCGCGGGCGTCCGAGCCGAACTCGTACTCCTTGCGGTAGAAGACGTTGTCGAGAGACTCGTCCCTCCGGGTGATGAAGTCCGGCTCCTTGCGGACCTGCAGGATGATCGGCTTGAGCCGGGTCGTGCTGAGGAGGTAGTAAACCGTCGGCTCGTTTTCGAGCCGCGGAATCACCAGCACCTTCATCGGCCGGCCGCCCGCGATGCCCGCCAGCAGCGGGTTCGGGATGGCGGCGTTGTTGGACGCCACGACCGGCGCCATCGCCGTGGCAGCGTCCAGCGCCAGCGAGGGCGGCACCACGAGCAGGTCCGGGTAGATCTCCAACGACCGGCCCGACTCGCCCTTGAACGCCAGCATCTTGTTGGACAAGAAGGCCAGGTTGGTAGGGGTGATCGGCTTGGCCGTGAACAGGTTGGCGTACGTGCCAGCGCTGTCATCGTCCAGGTTGATCGGGTGGTCGGTGTCGAAGAAGAACTGGCCGTCGAAGGCCGTGGTGGTCGAGCCCGCCTGCAAGCAGTCGAACACGAGGTTGTCCCACAGCGCCTTGGCCGCGTCGCCCAGCAGCTCGGCGTGCCGGCTGTAGATGCCGAACTGATCGTCTTCGATCTTGTTCCGGGAAACGGTGAAGCCGTCCTCCCAGTCCTTGTTGACGATCGAGTAGGCGCGGCTTGCCAGGTTGTGGAAGACCCGGGGGCCGATCCATTCCCGGAAGCCCGGGATCTCGGCCAGCCACGCATACGTGTTCGACTCGGTCGTCGACGGCAACCGTTCGGCCAACTGCGGCCAGAAGATCGTTCGGTTGGCGAGGCCGAGGTCGAAGTCCTTGTGGAACTGCGTGAAGAGGAAGTTGAGCGATGCCGGTGTGATCTGCATGGTCGTCGTCTCCCTCAGCTCGCGTGCTTCATCTCGACCCAGACACCCTGGGCGTCGACCGCGATGATCTTGCCCGCCGCCGACCGCGTGCCGGTGGCATCCGTCTTGGCGACCGTGTGATCGTCGACGATGTAGCAGACGTTGTGCACGTCAGCCTGGGCGATGAGATCGCCCGAAGCGCTGTTGTCCCAGCGGAAGATCCCGCTGTCGACCGCGCACTTGAACGCCTCGGCGGCGCCCCCAGTGTTGTCGTAGGTATCGCGCGAGCGCCCCACGCAGATGAGGCCGGTGGTGGCGGTCCCCGGCACCAGGCGCTTGTTGGTCCCGTCGATGCACGCGATCGAGCCCAGCCACACCTTGGCGTTGGCCGCGATCGGGAAATCGTACGGGGCAATGTCCTGCCCCAGGCGGGGCGTGCTTCGTGGCTTTGTCAGAGCGGCCATGTCGTCCTCCTCACTTCCCCTGCGCGGCGGCGTCGCGGCCGCAGACCTTTGCGATGTGGGCCTCGAGCGGATCGGGCATGCCGCCGCCTTCGACAGCCGGCTGCCTGAGGCCGCCCGGCGCGATGGGCACCTTGATCGACAGGCAGGTCCGCAGGAACGCTATCCCGTCCTTGGTGATGCGCCCGCCGTTGAGCTTGAGGGCGTCGGCCTTGAGGGTGACCCGGTCCGCCGCGCTCAGCCCCTTGGCGCTGGCCGCGTCGAGCACGCCTTCGAACTCGCCGCTGAGCTTCTCGTTTTCCAGCTCGGTGACCCGCGCCGAGAGCCGCTCGACCTCGCCGTGCGAGGCTTTCCAGGAGTGGATTTTTCCGATCGCCACCGCATCGCTGTCGGCGCCGGTGAGGCCGCGGACGTTGCTGCGGAACGTGGACAGGGCGGTGACCGCCGCGGTCCGATCGGGAGCGCCGGCGGCGGCACCCAGCGACAGCACCGCGGTCAACGTCTTGACCTCTTCGACGGCTGTCTGGCCATCGCCCGCGGCCGTTGACAGCTTCGCCGTCAGGTCGGCGTTGGTTGCCTCCAGCGCAGTCAGTTTTGCGGTGAGCTGCTCGTGCGCGGCCTGCAGCTCCTTGTAGAGCTTCTCGTAATCCATGCTGGTCCCCTCCTCTGTTCCGGTCGTTTGTCTCCGCGAGGCCGCGACGAGCGGCGCGATCCCGCGCATGGCGGGGATATTCGTAAGCGCGAGGTTGAGGACCTCCTTGATGCGGCCCTCGTCGGTGTGTGAAAACGCCGGCGAGAAGTAGCGGTACTCGCCCGACGACAGGTAGCCCGCGGCGCGGTCGGTCCACTTGCACTCGGTGGCCCACAGCTCGCCGTTTCGGATCTGCGGCACCCAGCTCATGCACGACGCCGGCGCCTCGATCGGCGGCTCGGTGAGCGCCTGGTGCTCGTAGTCCATGGTCAGGTCGACCTTGCGGCGCCCGTACGACTCCATCACCGTGCGGGCCGCTTCCTCGTCGAACGTGAAGTCGCCCTTCTCCGTCTCGTTCACGCCGGCCCGGAAGATCCGGAACTCCGACGGCGGCACGCGCAGCTCGAGCCCGACGAGGGCGTCGAACATCGTGGGCGCGGCGTAGAGCGGATTCACCAGTCGCAGCGTGCAGGCGCGCGCAGGTCGCCTTCAAGGTTTCGCATGCGAAAAGCTCAATATTCTCCAATGCTTACAGCTTCAAGACAACCGGGACTGGGTGGACTGTTACTAGATTCAGGAGAGGCAATATCAAATGCGCCCTCTCCGGCCCCGCGCCCTGTGGGCTGGCTGCCGCGCGTGCGACGCTTGGCAGGTGTGGATCACCCTGTGCGAGGGCCTCGGCGCGGACGATCCGATCAAGCTGCTGGCCAGCTACGGCCTGGCCGGCCTGGTCATCATCGCGCTGGTCATCGATCGCAAGTACATGCAGGCCAAGCTCAACGCGGCCGAGGCCAAGTACGACGCGCAGACGGAACGCCATCGCCTCGAGATGGACGCCTTCCACCAGCGCCACGAAGCGAAAGCCGAGAACTGGGCCGAGCACCTGAGCCAGATCGCGGCCAAGAACCAGGAGAACGATGTGAAGATCATCGCCCTGCTCGAGGCGATGTTGCGCACGCGGGACAAGCGCGCGCCGGGCAACAAGCCATGACCGATGACGATCTGCCGAGCCCGCGGCGGCCGCGGCTCACGCCCGCGCACGAGGCGCGCCTTGAGCCCGTGGACGCCCGCAGCCGCGCCAGCTACGAGGACGCCGAGGCCGCGTTGCTGACCAAGGGCGAAGCGGGCGAGAAGCTCGACGAGCTGCTGGCCTTGATCAACGACGGCGGCGGCGTTCCGCAGGCCATGCTCGAGATGTCCGACTCGACGGTGCACACGCTGACCCAGGTGCTGCACCCCAAGCCCAAGCCCCCGCCCGACGAGGGCTAGGCCTGGGCCGTTTCCGAGAGCCGCGCGGGCGCGTCGGCCCTCTTGGGCGTGGCCTCGTCCAGCATCCGCGCCTTCCAGGTGCCGAAGTCGGCGCTGTCATTGAGCGCCTCGACCAGGACCTCTATCAGCTTTCCCGGCTGGTGGATCGTGGGGGCGAGCGTCGGCGTCCAGTCCTCAGCCTTGGCGTCGAACGGGGTGGCCTGGTCGATGTCCGCGCTCGGCGCCTTGTCCTCGAGCTGGGCCAGGATGCGCTGGAACATCATCAGCTCTGCCCCATTGCCCTCGACCTGGCCGATGCAGTCAGCGATGAAGTCGGCGCGCTCCTGGGTGGCGCGGAAGATGTTTTTGGTTTTCCGATCTTCGGCCAGCGCGCAGGTGCCGACGCCGTGGATCCGCAGGAACGACTCGCTGGGCTCGACCAGTCCGAACGTGCAGCGAAAGCGCCACAGCTTCGTTGCCTTATCACCTTTGAATTTCAGATCGTTGCGCATCAGAAAAAGCGCCAAGTACCAGCGCTCAGATGGCGACGCCACCACTTCCCATGTCCCGTCTTGGTTCATCGTAGATCCTTCCGTTGTTTATGAGATCGCGCCGGCCAGGCTGGCATCGATGTGCCCGGCGCCCGCGCTGCTGATGAGCGTTTCGAGCGCGGTCCGCCGCGCTGCCGGCGTGTTGGCAGCCGAGCGGGCTGCCGTGTACGCGTCCGTGTAGCCGGTCGGCGTGCTTCGCGACGACAGGATGAAGTAACGAAGTGGATCGTTGATCACGAGCCCCGCCGCCGGGCTGCCTTGCTTCGACAGGAGG